TTATTAAATACTATTTTAAAATTAGACTTGGTTCAAGAATCTGATTCATTTGCAATGTGGGATGCGGTTGACGGTGTTGTATCTATGGCATGGGAAAATATGGAAGGATATGATGATTATCCAGAAAAAAGATTATTCTTTTCTTTTGGGGAGGATATTAAATCAGTAAATGATAAACTATATGAAAAAGATATAGTATTAAACTATAATAAAGAATTAATAAATGCGTAAAATGAAAAAGAAAGTTAAAATAGTAAGAAGAGGTATTATGGAAAATATTATGGAACACTGGGAAATGAAAGATACATATAGTAAGGCAAAATATAAGCAATCTCCTAGAGAAGGTGGTATTGAAAGTATATTTGGTCAATATGGTGAAGAAATCCCATCATCTGTTCTTAGATATTTAAGAAAAAATCCAGCAGCAATTGAAAGTGTATTTGGTCAATATGGTGAAGAAATCCCATCATCTGTTCTTAGATATTTAAGAAAAAATCCTGCAGCTATAGTTAAAAGATTACATAAATTATATGGTGATGACATATATAAATGGTTACCATCACAATCACCAGTTATGGATAATTGGGAATTTGAAGAAGAGGAAGAAATGGTAGATGAAGCATTATTGAATGTGGGTAATGAAAGAGAGGCCGTTGATGCAGAAAAAGCTGGGTTTGAGGGAACCATCCAAATTAAAAAAGATTTAGGAGAAAGTAAAAAAATTAAAACCGTAACAGTTAATGAAATTAAAAAAATGTTAGGTAGAAAATCAAAAAAGAAGAATAAATTTAGAAGATAAAATGAAAAAAAAAGATATTATAAAAAGTTTAATATCTGAAAAGTTTGCCTCCAAAGCGCAACAAGCTTATCTTTATGCAAATGAGCCCGATATTGCATAAGAAAAAAAAGAAAGGGCGTAAAAAATCTAAAAAAGAATCCATCAATCCCAGAATGAAAAAAAATGATTTACTGGAATATATAAAAAATTCATCAGTTAAAAAAAAAAGTAACATAGTTAAGGAACAATCTGAAGGTCAATATGATTTTCCTTTCTTAAGAGAAGTCACCCATCAAGACCGCAGGGATATAATGAAATACTTTAAAACGCTCCAACAAAGTGGGATTGTTAATATGTTTGGATCCTACCCAATATTAAATTGGACAAGAGATGACCTACATAGATTTTTATATGGGGAAAGAAATGACCCAGAATCTATTGAGAGAGAAATTGAAGAGGAAGAAGATTATAATGAAGAATCCGAAACTGCGGATACTGATATTTCACATTTAGAAGACAAATTAGAAAAAATAAACTATTTATTAGATAATAAGCAAAAGATTAGAGATATATTAATCCGAGCAGCATTAAACCGAATAGATAATACCGATGGTAATCATGAAATGAGAAATGTGCAACGAATATTTGAAAAGATGTCAAAGGAAGCATGGAGTTTTTGGGTTGGTATACAAAACATAAGATAAAATAAGATATTATGATAAAGAAAAAAAATATAATAGAAAAAATTACTAAACGAATAGTAAATAAACATCTTAGAGAAGCAATAGAATATGACCCATCTCATAGAGAAAGAATGGATCAAAGTATTGAACAAAGTTTAGGTCAAGACACTCATCCATTTGGTGGTAGTCCTTCATTACCAGGTACTGGGACATCTCAAAAATATTCAGAAAAAAGATATCATGGGGTAGAAAATGTTGATATGGGGATGATGCAACAAATGATGCAAATTATGGAACAAGTGGGGAGTATAGAACAATCTAAAAAAGAACAATTGGAACAATTAGCAATAGATATAGTAAGTGAGGAGTTTGATATTCCCGAAGATATGTTAAAACCCGATCTAGTACCACCTATGACACCTTTAGATTTAGATGATGAAGGTGAAGATGATGAAGAGGAAGAAGAAGAATTCAAACCTAAAAGTGCTGAAAGAATGAAAGAATTAGATTCTGAAGTTGCTAAAAGAAATATAATAAATGCTATGATGCAAGGGGCATCTAAAAAAGGTCATTATATATTCCATCAAGTTGCCGATGAATTAGATAAAATAGATCCTAGATTAATGGGGTTATATGGTAAATTAATGTCATTGGCAGATTACCAATATTGGTTAATACCGGAAAGTGCAATGGGTAGCGCTATTGGTGGTACAGAGAAAATAAAATGGGAAAAACCTGAAGATGAAGAAGATGAAAATCAAGAAGAGGAACCAAAAATAGAGGCTAAAGCATGGATATTCCCTCTTTTAGTGCATGAATTAATTAAAGGAGTTATGGAGTTAGCTGCTATTGGTTGGGCGGACGATCATATGGAACCTGATGAGCATAAACATGTTATTGGAAGAGCTGATACCATACCTGGAGAAATATGGGGAATGAGATTGGGTCCCGGAATGTGGGAAAAATTCCTTGAATGTATTGAAGATGAGGATTATAAAATAAAACATTGGTTATTTCAACAACTAACTCAATTAGAAGCACCTAAATTTCATAGTTTTATGAAAGAAATACTATCTTCTACTCACGAATGTAAAAAAGTAATTGATAAATTAAGAGAATTACACCAACAAGTAGAAGATGATAGTTTAGAAGATATTGTAACTGGAGATGAGGATACTTTTGACGCAGGATTAGATGATTTATTAGGGGATGTAGGAATTGGTACCCCACCTGAAGAAGCAGGTGGTGAAATTACACCATCGATACCAGGAAATGTCTAAAAGTGAAATTCAAGGATTAATTGATGACGCTTTAGATGTAGGAGATTTTGATACGGTAAGTAAATTACACAAGTATTTGTAAAATTTTAATATTAAAACAAAAAAACCGTAAAGATAATATTAGAATCCCACTTAGGTGGGATTTTTTTATATCTATAAGCTATTTATATATAAATAATATTATGAAAATTAAACTCTCCGAATCCCAATTTAAATTTATTCTAAAAGAAATGAGGTTTGACGGTAAATCTACTGGTTTATTTACTGAGGAAGAACCAGTAAATGAATATTATTCTGATCCTTATTTAACTACTGAACCACAAGATAAATACCAAAGGTTAGAAAAAGATCTTGGGGTAGATTCTTATGGGGTAATTGATGTGATTTACCAAGTACTGGATCAAATGTTTCCAAGGGTATGAAATTAACATTTAAAAATATAATTACAGAAAATATTAGGGAAAACCCTAGAATAGAGAACGCCATCTTTAAATTTCTTAAAAGGAGAGAAGTGTGGCATTATGTGGGAGGAGATGAATATGAAGATGAGACGAGAAAAGAAAATATTGAGGTGTCCGCAGAGGTTGGAGAAGTATTTGGGTTAGATCAATGGGATGCTATGTTTTTTACATTTAAATGGTTGGTTGAGCAGGGTTACGACCAACTAGACTCAGCTGGTGGTGATAGAGAGATACAATATTGGGTAAGCAGCGGAGACAATGCCTATCAATTTTTAAAAGATACAGGTTGGTGGGATAAGTTTTTTCAACCTTATGAATTTAATGATATCGCAGAAAAAGGAAAAGGTAAAAATAAACAAAAATTTCTCCATGCAGATTCTTATCATGACTTTAAACCATTATTTGATAACGACTGGTTAAGTGATGCAATCCTTGGTGAGGACTATGAAGAGATATTTGGGTGGCATGATTATCCCTTAGAAGAAATATGGGATAGTGTTGATGATAAAGGATTACAAGCTATAATAGAGGCTCTACCTTCATATGCCCCCAAAGATGGTATTGGAGATGTCCCTGATGGGTTATTGGGTATGATTGATAGGGAAACGGAGAGATTAATAATAAATGAAAGAACAATAAATTATATTAAAGATGGGGATACATCTTCATTACTTAGGGAGTTGGTTGAGAGTGATGATTTAGGTGAATTAAAAGATGATATGATAAATTATTACAACGTAGCGTATAATGATGCAGCACATTCGGAATTATTTGCTGGAGCGATGTCGGAATTGGAAAGTTTTTTTGGTGATAAACCAAAATGGGTAACTGTTCCAGGGCCAGATGAAAATACCGTATTAAATATGGTGGAAATACCCATAAAACAAGAAGATTATGATGACTTATATAAACAATGGTTAAATGACTTTTCAGATTTCCCAGAACATTCTTATTCAGAGTATATAGATTCGTGGGGAGAAGTATTGGATAATAGCGGAGATAAATTAAAATTTCCTTATATGGATCATTTTTATCCAGACCATAATGTGGTGGAGGAATATTTTAATGATGCCCTACGAGATAATTTATATGGGAGAAACTAATATTTATTAATATGAAGATTATATTAACAGAGTCACAACATAGGAGAATGGTAAAGGAACAAACCAAGCATGAGGTATTGGCCGATAAAGTAAAACAAGAATTGGTAGGTGCGGACCTAGAAAGAACTATGCATGAGCTAACTACCTTATATGGATATACTGAAGAGGAAATTATTGGGAGTCCAGTATTAATGAAGTTAGTTATGGACAAACTGTTAAAAGAAATAAGAGATAATTATTATATTTCTCGAGAGTTAAAAGATAAATATGCAAATTATTTTGATGCGGTTGGATTGGCGGCGGCAAAAGAAATCATGAATAGTAATATTAATCCCTATTCTAAATTTTTACAATTAGATGGGATTGCAGAAACTATACCTTATCGTCACACACAGTCAATGGATGACAATAGAGAGGTGGTTACGGAAATAAGAGATGGGTTAGTTTATGATACCCTACAATATCTTTTTGATAATTTTAGTCCAAGAGATGCACTTAAAAGAGCTTCTATTATGGTAAATAGGAGAAGGGTAGATTATGAGGAGATGTATCCTTTGGTTAAACAATTTGCAGATAAACATGGAATAACTTTATTTAATAAACAAAGCGGTTTGACATTTGCAAAGAAAGATGGTATGATGAGATCATTAGTTAATTATCTAAAGGATGTCGAACCAAAGACTAAGGCAGGATTTTTAGATTATATTAATTCTAGGGGGAGAGGTGTGGGACAACACGCACATTTTTGGGGTGCAGTAATAAACGCTGGTCTTATAACCCCAGTTAGAAATGGTAGACAGATCACCTATCAGTTAGGCCCCAATTATGAAAATTGGGAAAATGATAATTTAGTTGCATTTTAACAGTTTTATTCACATTTTTATATTTATTAGTAAACTGGCCTTATGGATAGAGGCACGTAGTTTAGGTAACCCTATCTACGCAATTGAGACATTTTTAAAAACATATGATTTAACACAAAAGGGGTATGTCCCCTTTAAACTATTTCATAAACAAAGAGACATAATTGATTCATATGAAAAATATAATCGTAATATAGTTACTAAACCTCGTCAGGCAGGTGTATCTACTACTACCGCAGCATATATAGCAGTAAAAATTGCTTTCGGTGACCCTAATAACCCTTGGAAAGTATTGGTATTAGCAAATAAACAAACTTTAGCACAAGAATTTCTTAAAAAAATAAAAGATTTTTTAGATCAAATGCCTGCATGGGTATGGGGTATAAAAGAAGGTGAGTCGTATTTAGATATTGAAGCCAAAGGACATATAAAAACAAAGGGTACAAAATGTGAGGTTAAAGCACTGGCAACATCAAAAGATGCACTGAGGGGATATACACCTACATTTTTGATAATGGATGAGGCGGCGTTTATTGATAATGGTGCTGAGGTGTTTGGTGCCGCATTAACCTCTTTGGGTACTGGTGGTAAAGTAACATTAATATCTACACCTAATGGTCAAGACGCATTATATTATAGAACATATGATGGTGCCAAAAAGGGAGACAATAATTTTAAAATTGTTGAAATGAGGTGGCATGAAGATATAAGATATAATAGAAATTTAAGGTGGTTAAGGGGAGAGGAAGAAGTAATTATTTGTGAAAGCATCGGCAGAGAAAAATTAAGATGGGAATATAGTGGTAAAACATATGAAACTGATACTATGAATATTAGTGATTATACTATAATGGTTAAAGATGGTTGGAAAGCGTCGTCCCCTTGGTATGAAGAAATGTGTAGGGATATGAATGGTGATAAAAAACAAATTGCTCAAGAATTAGATGTGTCATTTGTTAGTTCTGGTGGTAACGTTATAGATGATGAGTATATTGAATACCAAAACAAGAATTACGTTAAAGACCCAAAATATATGGCAGAAATGGAAAAATCTATGTGGATATGGAAAGAACCAGAAGAGGGGCATAAATATATTATGGGTGTAGACGTATCTAGAGGTGATGGTAAAGACAGTTCTACTATAGTAATATTAGATTTTGATGGTTTAGAACAAGTGGCGGAATTTCAATATAAATTACCACCTGATTTATTAGCGGAAATAGTTTATAAGTATGGTAATTTATATCAAGCTTATACCATAATAGATATAACAGGTGGTATGGGTGTTTCTACAGTAATGAAACTTTTAGAACTGGGGTATAAATATCTTCATTATGATGATCCTAAAAGTAGAAGTTTAAGTGAAAAATATGCAAAAACAGTATATAAACAAGGTGATAAGGTTCCAGGATATAATGTAGGTAATACAAGATTACAAATGGTTAGTGATTTAGAAGAACATGTAAGAGAAAATAAAACTATAATACGATCTATAAGATTGATTTCAGAATTTATCATGATGATATAATTATGGCATTGGCAATGCCAATATTTATTGTGCAAACAACATTTAAAAAATTAGAAGCGATAGAAAAACAAACAAAAGCAATGTTAGATAGTTGGGTTACTGTGTCTAGTGGTGGTGAAACCGATAAAATTGAGAATTCCCATGTTAATCCTTTTTATACTAATACCCCAACATACCACCCAAAAGAACCAACTAATGGTAATAATGATGAAGGAGAATTTAATTGGTTGTTTGGGATTAAATAATATTTAGTTTTACTAGATATTTATTATAATAGTAAAACAACATATAAAATAAAATGGCAAAGAAAACAATATTTCAACAGTTAGGTGATTTATTTGGTCCTGTAAATCCAGATATTCATTAGGTAATGAAGAATTACTTAAAACACAATCTAAAGAAGAATATGATTATAAAAAGTTGCAAATGCAACAAAATAAATATCTTTCTGATATGTGGACTAAGGTTGATAATGAAATTTATCAACACTCAATATATTATGAAACTACTCGTTTAGCATCTTATGCGGATTATGAGGGTATGGAATTTTTTCCTGAGATTGCAGCAGCTTTAGATATTTTTATGGAAGAATCTACTACACAAAATGGGGAAGGTAGAATAATAAATATATTTTCTGAAAGTAAAAGAGTTAAAAGAATATTACAAGACCTATTTTTTAATAGATTAGATATACATACAAATTTACCTATGTGGGTAAGAAACACATGTAAATATGGTGATAATTTTTTATTTTTAAATATAGATGGTGAAGAAGGAGTAACCAACGTAAAACAATTACCCAATATAGAAGTAAGTAGAAAAGAAAATGATGGTTTTGGTGAAAATTCTAGTCTCGAAACCGAAGATAAATTCAACCCAGTTAAATTTATATGGAGTAATAGAGATATAGAATTTAACGCTTGGCAGGTAGCACATTTTAGGCTATTAGGTGATGATAGAAGATTACCATATGGGACTTCTATTTTAGAGAAAGCCCGGAGAATATGGAAACAATTACTTCTATCTGAAGATGCAATGTTAATATATAGGGTAACAAGGGCACCAGAAAGAAGGATATTTAAAATATTTGTTGGTAATATTGATGAGGCAGATGTCCCAGCATATATTAATAAAATTGCAGATAACTTTAAAAGAAGTCCAGTTATAGATCAAAAAACAGGACAAATAGATACCAGATACAATCAAATGGCTCAAGATCAAGATTATTTTATACCAGTTAGAGATCCTAACGCCCCTAGCCCTATTGATACTCTTCCAGGTGCCACTAATTTATCTGAAATTGCAGATATACAATATTTACAAAAGAAATTATTTACCGCTTTACGAGTCCCAAAAGCATTTTTAAATTTTGAAGAGGTTACAGGGGAAGGTAAAAATCTAGCGTTGCAAGATATTAGATTTTCAAGAACGATAAATAGGATACAACAATCAATAATACAAGAATTAAATAAAATTGCAATTATTCATTTATATGTTTTAGGTTTAGAAGATGAATTAGAAAACTTTACATTATCACTTAATAATCCTTCTACTCAAGCGGATA